ACAGATAAAATTGTATCAATTTTTAATAAGCAACCGGTCAATACCTCAGTAGATCGTACTGAAATTGAAGAAGTTATTAAAGAGTTAGTAGAAACTAAAGATAATATTGAAGATATTCTTGTTATTTTTACAACTAAAGAAGATGAAATGCTAGTTCGTTCAGGTAACATGACTAGAGAAACTGCTTATTTTCTTCTCGGCTTAGCTCAGTTAAATGCACTAACACAATAATTCCACCTCTTAGCTATAAAGAAGGAGAGGGATGAAGATCCATAATAGGGGTGGAGGGAATTTATGTTCCTTCTGCTCCTTCTCCACTTTTCTTTTTTTTTTTTGACCCTATAGCTCAAAGGATAGAGCTGCTGGCCCCTAATCCAGTAAGATGTGGGTTCAAGTCCCACTAGTGTCGCCATAAGGGATTTGCTATGCAATCATAGATTTTTCATCCACCTTAGTTCTTTCTTATTATAAACTATTCTTATGAAATAAATTACAAAAGGAACTATTATGTCTATTGAACTAAAAATCAAATCTAAACATTTATCTGAAGAAGCTCGTATTATTCGTTTTGAAGAAAGAAAACTTCGTGCTCGTAATAAAACTGAGTTACTTGCTAGTATTCATCTTCATCGTGTAAAAGATGTTCGTAATGAGAATCGTGCTACTTTTCTTGCTCGTGCTTATCTAAAAGGAACTAGTTACTCCTTATTAGAAAAGAATCGTAAAGTTGAAAATGAGCATACTTTCCAAACTAAAGTTCTACCAAGAGTTCTTTCTATGGTAAATAAGTATGGAAAAACAACTGTAATGCAACAGCTACTGGATTGGTCAAATGACTCTAAATGAGTTTAAAGCTTGGCTTGAAGGTTTTGACGAAGCTATTGATACTGCTCCTACCGTAGAACAATGGATTAAAATTAAAACTAAGTTAAAAACAGTAACTGAAACAACAGAATACAAACCTGTTTATCGTAGTCCTAATCTAGGTGATCCTCCTTTTGGTTTTCCTAGGGTAACTTAAAGAAAGAATTAAAATGAAACTTAATGAATTTAAAACTTGGTTTGCTGATTTCGCTGCTGGTATTCCTTTTGAAGGAGTTAACTCAGCACAATGGCGTAAACTACAAGCAGTAGTTGATACTCTAGAAGTAGAAGCTGTAAAAGTTCCTGTAGAAAAGAAAACTGCTGTAAAAGAATAATTGCGCGGTAGAGCAGCGGTAGCTCAACTGGCTCATAACCAGTATGTCGTGGGTTCAATCCCCACCCTCGCAACCAAATAAACTCTTCACGCTTTTAGGGCTTAGCCCGCGAGATCGCCTGTAGCGGTCGGCGCACCCCGAAGAGTTCCTATAGTCGTCCGGTTGGACTTTAAACAACCGCCTTATGTCGGTGTAGCTCAATGGTAGAGCGGCGGTCTCCAAAACCGCGCGTAGTGGGTTCGATTCCTACCACCTTCGCCAATAAAAACTTTAGTTGTACCTTTAGTTTAACTCTTATACTGCTGTGCAAAGGATATAAAATAATAATGGCTGATCAACTTGACGATTCGACCAATGATAATGAAGACAACAATGATGACACCACTCAACAAGACCTTTCTCAAAAGAAAGCCTCTCTTGCTGAAGAGCACCAAGCTCTACTAAAACAAATGGTGGCTGATGAACTTAAGCAAATGAAGGCTAACGTCGACAAAGCCTATAAAAAGTTAGATGAATTAACTCGCGAAAATACTCGTCTAAAATCAGATGCTCAAGATAAACAACGAAAGCAACTCGAAGACGAAGGTAAACACTTCGAGGCTGCTAAGCTTAAACTAACAGAACAAGAAGAAACTATTAAGATCCTAAATGAACGGCTCACTACTATCACACGAGACCGTGAGCTAGACCGATCGCTTGGTTCTCTCGACTTCCGTAACGACTTCGCTCGTGAAACTGCTTTCAAAACAATTCTACCTGATCTCGTCCAAGATAATGACGGTGTTTGGGTACATAAGTCTGGCGCTAGTATTGATGACTATCTAAAGGCTTTCGCTAAAGATCCTAATAAGGATTTTCTCTTTAAACCTAAAGAAAACTCAGGCGCAGGTTCAACTACTAATAAGAGTTCTACAACCCTTGCTCGTCCAAAGAAACTAACTGGACTTTCTACAGAAGAACTTCTAAAGCTAGCTGAAACAGGCAAACTGGGCTCTATGACTTTCTAATAAAAAATTAAAGGTACAACAAAATGGCAATTAATCACTTAAACTTCCAAAACGTAGCTGTAGCTATTTCTGCTTATGCTGACGAACGCTGGACTGAAGAACAGCGTATTAATTCAACTGGCATGGTTGCTGCTTCTACTGAAATCGATCCTAATGGTGAAGGTTTCGCTGGTCAGCTACGTTGGTACAAGCCTCTCTCAGCTACTATCAACAATGCTTCACTAACTTCAGCTACTGATGGTAACTACTCAACTATCTCAACCGATATCGCTAACTATGTTAAGAATGCCCGTTCAATCGGTGCAGAACAAGTTAACCTACAGCGTATCGTCTCACAACAAGATGGTCTAGCCTTCTTCGCTCGTAACTTTGCACAATCTCGTGCTCAAGACGAGCATAATGCTGTTCTATCAGTTCTAAAAGGTGTTGCTGCTTCTGAAGTAGCTACTGGTGCTGGTGTTACTGGCTTTGATACTGTTCCATCAGGTTCAGTTGGTGCTTTCGTTGACGTTAATGCTGCTGGTGCTTTTGGTGCTGCTGCTACTAACTCAGCTGATGCTCGTAAATTAGTTGATGCTTCTGAGACTGGTGCTGCTCGTGGTGAGCGTCTATTCCGTGCTATGGGTATGTTCTTCAAGGACTACGAACCCGATTACGTCTACATGGTAACTTCTCCTGAAGTTCTTGCTGATCTACGTTCAGCTAACCTAATCGACCTTGATCGTGTACGTGATGGTAACCTAGACTTCCAAACCATCTTCGGTGGTAAGTTCCGTCTAGTTCTAACTCGTGCTGCTCAGGGTAATCTAGCTGCTTCTGCTAACGTTAACGATCAGTCAACCAAGACTACTTTCCTTGTAAAGCCAGGTTCAATTGCTTTCAGTGAAATCCCAATGACTGTTCCAACTGAAGTCTTCCGTAATGCTGCTAGCTATGCTGGTGGTGGTTCAACTTCAATCTGGTATCGTTATGGCTTCGTTGCTCATCCAATGGGCTATGACTGGGTTGGTGCAACTAATGCTTTCGCAACCAACACTACACTAGGCACAGCCGCTTCTTGGCAGCGTACTGTAGATCCACTAAATCTCGGTATTCTTCCAATTCTTCATGCCTAATTAGGAGACATCATGGCGCTAGTATACTTACAAAATTCTTTTCTAGAGTCTGCAGACACTTATCTTGCTGATAACCCTGTATGGGAAGCTGCAAGCTCAGAGGAACAAGATCAGGCGCTAATTGATGCTACTAGAATTCTAGACAACAATCTTTGGGTTGGGTCGGCAGTTTCGTCAACTCAACCCCTAGGTTGGCCAAGAACTAGTTTTAGTTTTTTTGATCCAGTTTTAGGTCGTTATGTACAGACAGAAGAGGACAGTATTCCTGTAAGGCTTCAAAAAGCAACAGCTTTTCTAGCTTTACACTTTTTAAAGTATCCTCAAGTAATCAACGGTTACGATGTAACTTACGATGAAATCTCTGTAGGTCCTATTTCAATCAAAAATACAGATGCAAGCTCTTCTGCAACTAAAGTGGCTTTAATTCCAACAGAAATTAGAACATTAATTCTTCCTCTACTTCAGCTAGGAACTACTAGCACTTGGTGGAGGGCTAACTAATGAATCTTTTAACTGTGCTAGAGTCTGCTGTTGATAAAGCTTTTTTAGCACTAAAAGATCTTGTAAAAGAAGGTATTTTAGAGCAAGAGTCTAACAATAGCTTTAATTTTTCAACTGGAACTTATGAAGATAACTCTATTACAAAAAAAGTATCAGTGATTATAACTGAAACTAAAGCAGATGGTTCTCCCGAGCCTAAGACTGAAGTTTTAGTTAAAACAAAGGATATTGGTTTTACTCGCTATACTAGGATTACTGTCTCTGGTATAGTGTATAGAATCGAGGAAATTAAACAATATGAAGGCATTACCATGCTACTTGTGAGAGGTTAATAATGTACGAAACAATTATTAATCAATTTTACAGTTTAGTAGCAACTGGATTGGATTCAGTTTACCCTATTTATCCTGCTGACTTTAAAGGTGAGCCTTCTTCTGTTCCTTTTTTAAAGTTATCTGTAGTCTTTGCAAAAGCAGAACGATCAACTTATCAAACAAAGTCTATCTCAGGTTTAGTAATAGTTTCAATTTACTATAAATCTGGTTATGGTCAAAAACTACCTGCAGAAATTGCCACTGTTCTTGATACTTACTTTGAAAATAAACTAATTCTTGATAACTTTCAAACTAGTCTAGGTTCTTTACAATTTTTAGGTCCAGACAAAGACGATACAACTCTTTCTAGAGCAGACTACTCTGCTCCCTTTGTTTATTATGGAGAATAACGACAATGGCATTTCCTACTTCAATCTCAGCAGCGCAGTTTTCTGCGATCTGCGTTTCAAGGGTTGCAGTACCAACAAGCCTTACTGAAGCTAACCTAAAAGCTAACTTCTCTGGCTCAACTACTTCAGGTTCTCGTGGCGACTATGTTGAAATTAAGAACATTCGCGACATGCCTGCTTTTGGTACTCCCGCTAATATTATTAAAGTTCCAGTCTATGGCCAAGCCCAAACACAATCTATTGGTGCACAATCTGATGCCCCTGATCTAGAACTAACTGTTAACTTCGTTCCTAACGATTGGGCTAAAGCTAGCTCAAGCTTTATGAACCCATCAACCTCAGCCGCTGGTACTGGTACTCTAGGCGATGCTGTTGCTGATGGTACTGCAAAAGTATTTCAAGTAGCTCTACTTACCGCTAAGCCTACGAGTTTAAATGCTCTTTCTGGTGGTGTTGGTACAGTTCCAAACGCACTAATTTACTTCGTAGGTAAGATTGAATCTCTTCTCATGACACCCGCTCGTGACGATGCAATGACTGCTACTGTTGCACTCTCAATTCAGTCAGACTTCTACGGTCCTTACACTGTATAAGAGGGATAATAAACTATGTCATTTCCTACTTCAATTTCTGCTGCTCAGTTCTCAGCTATTGCTGTTTCTCGTTCAGCCGTTCCAGCTACTCTAACTGAATCTAATCTTAAAGCTAACTTTGCAGCTACTACCAACTATCTCGAAATTAAAAATATTCGTGATATGCCTGCTTTTGGTACCCCTGCAAATATCGTTAAGGTTCCTGTTTATGGTCAAGCTCAGACTCAGTCCATCGGTGCTCAGTCAGATGCTCCTGACCTAGAGTTAACTGTTAACTTCGTTCCTAACGACTGGCAAAAGGCTGGTGCTTCTTTCGCTACTACTGGTACTCTTGGTGATGCTGTCTCCGATGGTGTAGCTAAGGTTTTCCAAGTAGCTCTACTAACTGCTAAGCCAACCAATCTAATGACTGGTGGTACTACTGCTAACGTTGGTGGTTCTCTAGCTGTTCCAGTTCCAAATGCTCTTATCTACTTCGTTGGTAAGATCGAATCACTACTTATGACCCCTGCTCGTGACGATGCAATGACTGCAACTGTAGCTCTGTCTATCCAGTCAGACTTCTACGGTCCTTATACCGTTACTGCTTCCACTTAAGTTGAATTGGCCCCTTCGGGGGCCTCTTCCATCAGGATATACTATGATCAAACCATTCTCAAATGATTATGTAATCAAAGAGACACTGAAGCACATGCAGTCTTCAATCTCTATTTCAACACAAAAAACAATAGCACGACTAGCTGAGTTCCAAGATCAACCAGAAAAAGTAGCAGAAATTATGACTACTCTTTCTAATTTAAGTCGTCTAAACTCGGTAATTGAATCAATTCGTGAAAATAATTCTAATATTCTAGGAGATAAATAATAATGCGTTCAATGCTAGGGCATATCGCCCCAACTAAAAAAGTAACCTTTCTAGGTAAAAAAGATTCCGTAGAAGTAAAAAAACTTACTGGCCTAGAAGTTAAAGAATTCCAAACTTTTGTCAACACAGAAGCAAAGAAACTAGCAGAAGCAGATCAAGGTCTCGCTATTCAACGTAAGATTATTCGTCTTGGTGTTGTAGATGCTGATGGCCTAACTGATGATGAACTAGATAGCTTCCCTCTTGATGAAGTCTCTAAACTAGCTAAAGAAGTGCTTATCTATTCTGGTATTAATCCTGATGAAAAGGATGTAAAGGGAAACGATTAAGCAATGAAGAACTAGCTGTTTATGAGTTAGCTTACAACTTAAGAAAAACAGTTAGTGAGATCCAAAGTTTAACTTATGAAGAAATTATAGGCTGGTATGAATACTTTTCTCGTAGGCCTGAAGGCTGGAAAGAAGATAATCGTGCCGCCATAATTTCTATGTCTATGGGTAGTGGAAAAATCAAACCAGAAGACTTGTTTAATTCTTTAAAGATTATTAAAGAGCAAAGTGTAGAAGAACCTAAATCTTTTGCTGAAAGTTTCTTTGATAAATTTAGCGACAAAATGTCAGAACAAGCTGTAATTCAAACTTTAAAGGGGACTAAACTTGAAATTGAAGGTTACTTATGATATGAATTCCCTACTAAAAGAGGTAGACAAGGATATTAAATCAGAACTACCGATTATTGCTTCAAAGATTGTAGATGAACTTGAACTCCGAACTCCAAAGGATACTGGTGAAGCTGCTAGAAGTTGGGAAAGTATTACTGTTGATAAACATAGTTTTAATATAGTCAATGATGAAGATTATATTAAGTACTTAAATGCTGGTTCAAGTAAACAAGCCCCTGCTAACTTCATTGAACAAACTGTATTACAATATGGTACAGCTAAAGGAAATGTTGTCGAATACGACAATTAATTAAATCGCCCTATGAAGATGATTCTTTGTAGGGCATTTTTATTAAAAGCAAATAAAAATGACAGTTCAGTTACATTTCCAATCAGATGATGTTCAAGCACTTAAATCTATTGGAAAAATTAATGTAGGTATTAATGATATTAATACTACTGCAATAAAAGCTTCTGCTTCTCTTCAAAAACTAGGTAAAACAAATCTAGCATCTAACACATTGTCTATTGATAAAATGTCTAAATCTTTAGAAAATTTAGATATGCAAGCGCAATCAACAGGAAAAGCTATTAAAAGCTTAGCAGCAGCTGCAGGTACTTTTATTGCTATTGGTACAGGAATAAAAGGGTTAGTTAGTGCTGGTGATGCACTTTCTAGCATGGAAAATAGTCTTAAACTCTTTGTTAAAAATGGAAAAGAGTTACAATATGTAAAACAACAGCTTTTCGATATTGCAAATATTAGTGGTTCTGCAGTTAATACTCCAACAGAAATTTATTCTAGATTAGCTATGACTAACTTAAGTACTACTTTAAGTACAGATAAATTATTACAATTAACCAAAACTCTAAATACTGCTGCTGGTGTTACAGGTGGTCCAGCTGCCGATGCAGCTTTAATTCAGCTATCACAAGCCTTTTCTAATAACTTTACTTCAGCAGCTCAAGAACTAAACTCTATTAATGAAGGTGCACCTTATATTGCGAAAGTGATTGCAGATGGCTTAGGTGTTTCTTCAGATGAACTTAAGAAAATGGCGGCAGATGGCAAACTCTCTGCTAAACTAGTCGCTGAAGCAATTCTTAAACAAAGTGCGACTGTTCAAGCACAAGTTGAAAAGACTTCTATGACTTTCACTAA